TCAAATTATCAGTGTCAATAACTAGATTTTCATAATCCATTACTAAACACTCACACAATAATTTATAAAGAACTTCTCTAACCTCCAAATTAGTTTTTAATATTTCATCCCAATTCTTACCGGAATATTTATGAACTTCTCCGGTTTCAGGATCAACTACTTGATAGGACATACCAACCTTTTCTGCTTTTCCATATTTCAATAGCACGTCAATCCAATTGGTATAATCTTTAATACCGGCATTGTAGAATGCTTCATATTCACATTCACGATTGGCAGGACCTAACTTACTTTTAACCACTTTGATTTTAATAGTCGTACCTACAATCTCTTCAACACCATTTATTTTCATTTTGATTTTACCAGTCGTAGCAACACGCAACCTAGTCGTAGCATGGAATCCGATTGCTTTACCTCCGGGCACTGTATATTTATCTGCATTAGGCATCATCAATCCAACCTTTTCACGTAATTGGTTAATACAAATCAAACAAATACGTTGTTTAGCAATCATAGGCATTAGCTTACGCATTGCTTGGGAAATAACAATAGCCTTGGTAGTATTGTAACCTGCTTTATCATAACTAGCTTCTAATTCAGTTTTAGAAGATGCAGCTGCAATGGAATCAACAACAATAGTTACTAACCTATTTTTATTTTTTTCCCTTACTTTGGTTACAATATCTTCAATAGCAGCAAATATATCTTCAACGGTTTCTAAACTTACATACAACATTTTTGATACATCTACACCTAGAGTTTCTAAAAATGCTTTAAATAATGAAGTTTCATTTTCAATATAAATTGCTAACCCACCTTTCTTTTGAGTTGATGCAATAGCGTGTCCTGCTAATAATGATTTACCTGAAGATTCTAATCCAGTAATTTCAGTTAATCGCCCAACTGCAAACCCACCATTAGGAATATTTGAAACGATTAAGTCAGCAACCGAATTACCTGTGGAAATCCAATCTACAATTTCAGAAGGATTTTCTTTATCATTTAAAGTATATACTACCTGTCCTTGATCCTTAAATCGTTTATTTAATGAATCCGATAGGGCAGAAGCTAATTGATCTTCTGCTTCGGATGCACTAATAGGATTTGGTATTGAGTCATTTAATTTATCTTTTTTTGCCATAATATCTTGAATTTAAGAAAAGTATGATAATCCGGTATAATGCCATACCGGATTAACACACTAATAGTTTATACTAAATTAATCTTCATCAAATAACTCTTCAAAGGCTGCGGATACATTATCAGTCTTTTTAGTTTCCTTTGCAGGAGTTGAAGTCTTTTTAGGAGCTTCTTCTTCCTCGGAATCACCAGAAGCTTCTGGATCTAACCAATTCTGTAATGCAGTCTTCAAATCTTCATAACTAGGTTCAGGGAAGATTTCTTTTAAATCTTTCTGACCGTTTAGGATTTTTTCTAAAATCTCTTTACTATCAGTAACCGGAGTGGCATTAGGCTTAACACGAATAGAAATTTTACCATAAGTGTTACCAACATCTTCACCTTTTTGGAATTCTACAACAATATCCCGACCCGCTTTCAAGTCAGTAATATCACCATAATCTTCATCAGCAATGAATGCTAGAAGTTCTTGATAAATTTGTTTACCGAATCCCCAATATTTAACACCTTCGGATTCTTTACCACGAACAATAATGGGCACATACGTTCTCATTTTAGGTTCGAGTTTCTTTCCCATCTTCCAATCATCGGAAGAACCTGTCTTTTTAAGCTTCTCAGCAAATTCAACAATGGGATCTGCATTTCCATAAGTAAAAGGAGACAAATAAGTCTTCTTACCCAAATCATAATGGAAATACATTTCACTAAATGGATTTTCCTTATTAAATTGATAAGGAACAATACGGATAACTGTTTTGCCAGCTTCTGGCTTCCACAACCTGTCTTGCTTTTGGGTTGATGATTGAAGTTGTGTCAACTTCTTTTTAATTGCATCTAAATTCATTTGTAATAAGTTTTAATTGTTAATAAGTAATGATTATTTGCTATTAGTCATTCGTTAATTAAAGGGCATTCTAAAATCAACTAGTAACCTTTAACTTTATAAGTATAAATATTTAGTTCCGGAAAACCAAATTAATTTTCAATTATTTCATACAACACAATTGGAATTGTACTCAAATCATTATTCTTATATAATAATATCGTATTCCTAAAATAATTCCAATCGATTTTATAATTGGTATCTAATATACCATTATTTAATCTAGTTATCAAAGCATTCAGTGCATTAACTGAATAAAGGGTATTTGTTTCTTTTTTTCTATGTATTGTTATATAATTTTCATAAATGTTATTTTTACCTACATCTATGTTAAATGTAACATATAAATCCGTTTCATTTATTTTATTGATAAATACAAAAATTTTATGAACATCGTAAAATCTGTCTTGTATTTCACTGATAGTATCTTCTAATTGTTTTTTCTTAGAAAACGTACATAACAATTTTAACGTGCTCATATTATTTAACTATACTGTTAGCTATACTCCAACACGCAGCAGACCAAAAATTCTTTACGTATTCGTCTTTTTTATTTTTATATTTTAAATAATATGAATGTTCCCACAAATCTAATCCTAATAAAATTTTAATATTTTTATCATTCATTAAAGGATTGTCTTGATTTCTAGTAGTTACTATTTTTAGTTCTTTTTTATCTAAAACTACCCACACCCAGCCGGATCCGAAATATCCATTTGCTTTTTCTTCAAATTTAGATTTGAATTCAGCATAAGATTTAAATGTAGAATCAATTAAAGAAGCTACCTTTTCATTTGGAGGTGTCGGAGTCGGAGATAAAAAGTTCCAAAATAAAGAATGGTTATAATAGCCCCCAGCATTATTTTTTATTGAAGTTGAATATTTAGAAATGTTACTTATTAAATCTTCAATCTTTTTTTCAGGTTTTTTATCTAAAAGCAATAACTCAGCATTTAATTTTTTAATGTATCCCATGTAATGTCCTTCATAATGAACTTGCATGGTTTCACCATTAATAAAATGTTCTACAGATCCATATCCGTATTTTAAAGGCTCAGCTTCAAAAAATGCTTTAGATTTTTTATTTCCGTACTTACCACTTAAAAGTTCCATATAAACCAATTTGGTTTCATCTGGATTTAATTTATCTACGGAATCTTTATTAGTTAAATCTTTTATGAAAACTATAAACTCAGGATCTGATTCCCAATTTATACCCATATGGTTTGCCTGTCTTTTTATGGCATCCGGGAGTATATTTTCTACTAAAAGCTGTTTTAACTTCATATACAATAAATATATGTCACTTATTTATTTCTGCCATTTCATGATAATTAGACCCTACATATTTTCTAACTACAAAATTATCTTTTTGTAATATTTTTTTGATTCCATTAATACATTTTTTACCATCACTAAAATCAAAATCAAATAAAAATGAATCATATGTATATAAAACCATTTTAGTAGAACATTGGTTATCTTCTAAATACTGATTTATCTCAAATATCTTTTTAAAGTTAATTTCCGTTTCTAGCAACTGTATCAAATAATTAAATAATTTTTGAGCATTTAACGGGGGAAAATTTTTCTTGTATAATCGCCTTCCAGATATAGGGGATTCTATATATCCTTTATTTTTCCATGAATCCCAAAGTATATTTATGTAGTCTTTGGTTTTCCTAAAAAAATCAATGTGCTCATATTCTGGCAATATACCACCGTATAGTTGCCTAAAATTAATTTGTTTAGATTCCTCATATTCAGATTCCGTTAATTCAGGTTTGTTAAAATATAATTTACCAAAATATTCATGTGCAGATTCTGCAGGCAGTTTATAGTCAATTAAATTAGCAATAATTCTTAAATGGTATGATTCAAAATCAAATTCTAACAATCCACCTTTTTCAAATCTACTAATAAACATTTTTCTAATTCCACTTTCTTTATTTAAAGCAGCAAAATTAATAGTGTTAAATCTATTAGATGGACGCCCCGTTGTAGTAAAAATATTGTATTGCGAATACATTAATCCTAATTCTTTATTAGTATTAATAACCTTAATAACATTCTTAGGAATATCATCTAGATTTACCTTTAAAGCATTCGATTCTAGTATTGATATACTAGGTATTACTGTTTCATTGTAATACTTATACGCAGTATCTAGGGGGTTATACTGGGATATAACATTTAACAAAGTAGGTTTGATTGATTCAAAATACTCAATGTATTTACATATAGGTATTAAAGAATTAATTTTAGAATACTTAGGGTATATAGTTTTAAAGTATGATTCTAATTTAAATTGTGGCAATATTAATTTACTACCATTATCCAAATATTGTAACAATTCTATATCCAAATAATTTGTATTCGCTATATATTTCTTTATTAAATCTTTATAATTAATAATAAATTTATAATTTTTAATATCATTTAATTTATTAAATAATAAAAGCGAATCAATTTGGTATAACGATTCGGAATGGTCTAAAGTTAGTACATAATCAGTTTTCGTTTGGATTACATGTACCCACACTACGGTCGCAGTTTGCAACCTGTAATGCTGATTTGAATTACAGAAAACGGGTACAATTAATAAACTTGATTTTTGTATTTCCTTACAAAATGAATCAAATTCAATTTCATTATCAATAATTTTCATATCCTCGTGCACTGGATATCGCAATAATATAAAACCAATTTGATATTATCAAATAACTATGTTAGAAAATTCATCAAAACTAAAAACTATATCCGAAACTCCTGGCATATTTCGATTAAGTTTAACTAGTTCCTTTGCATTTTCCAATTTAATCGTAGGTAACAAATTAATGTTAGTAGTTATTTTCCATTTTAATTCTCCTAATTGATATAAAGAAGGATCTATACCATTTCGTTTACTATAATTAGAAGCTTGCTCTATATCAATTTCTAAAACAATTCTAGGATCGGATCTTTTTTTAACGAAAAATCTATACATAACCCCTGCAGCTAGATTTTCATCCGTTGGATATACCAATCCAACCGTAGGCTCTACATATGTTAATACATCAGCATTTGAAGGAATTAATTGATTATACTTTAAAACTTGTTTAGAAGGATGATATTTAACTAACTTCCTAGAAGTTTCCGTTTTAGTAGGACCGGTATAAGCATCTCTACCTATAACATTATACTCGCCTATATATTCTTCTAAATCTAATGAATACTCTTTTCCTTTTGTATATAAAAAAGTATTAGTTCTATTATTTAACATAATTATTTACCTCCCGCGTCCGGCATTTTGTGCGTCATTTAAAGCATCCGTTAATGACGCTTTATATTTATCTTTTCCGGCAGCTGCATTTTTAGTTTGTTGTGCGACTTTACCCGTAGATGCCTGGCCAGGTTTAATTCCTTTAGTACCTTTCTTAGGAATCTTACCTCCAAAATCTCTAGCCATTTGTAATTCAACTTGAGTTTGTGCCCCGGTATTCGTAGATTCTGCAACAGCAAATTGTTCATTAGCCTCTTTGACTGCTTGTACGGGTAATTGTTTTACATCTACAGATCTCCATGAGGCATCCGTATCGGAATTTTTTCTATCATCTGTATTTACTACTCGCATTACCGTTTCATATGAAGTAATCCATTGATCCGGATTTAAAGAATGTTTAATTTTAGTTATTTGAAAATATACCTTACCGTCATATCTTTTTGGAAGATATTCAAAAGAAATAGCATTGCCCCATACCAACCCACTAAAACCGTCAATGTCAATATTAAAGGAAAAAGGTAATAATATATTATTGTTTCTAGGAAGTAATTTAGCGTTTTCAGGTTTTTTATCTTCTAAAAACTTTAAATATTGTTTTAATGCAGTTTTAGCTCCGGATACCGAGACGTCTTCTACAGCTTCTAGAAGTAAAAAATATGCAGCGTCTAGATCTGACTGCACATCAATTTGAATTTGTTTTTGTTGTTCTGGATTTGGGGTACAATCATCTACTGATTTTGAAGGTTCTTTAAACCCATCTTGTATATCACCTGCATATAACTTATGTCCGGAATTAGAAGAATTTGTAGTACCATTATCGGTAGTTTGGGTGTCATATAAAACCATTTCTTTAAACCCATCTACTAATTTACTTTCTACGGAAACATTTAAAGGTAAAATTTTACTAGTAGAAAAAACAAAAGGTTTTATTTTAGAAGGATCCCTGGAGTCCACAGATGTATAGTTAGCATCATACACGTGTAGTCTACTAGGGTCTTCATCGGTTACAGTATACTGTAAACTCCAAAGGCCACCCGTAGCTTCATTTAAATCATTTAAAACTTTTGATAATAAATCTTCAATAGTTAAATCATCTTCATTAGTAAGTAGATCTCTAACATACGCAGTATTGATAAACATATTATTTAATAATCCAATTCCATTATCAATAGATACTGATACGTTTTTATTCTTTTCTAGATTTTCTAAATCAACTTTATCTCCAAATTTTGTTATTTGTTCAGATGCAAAAGAAATAGAATCTAAAGAAGGTAGAGATTTTGTAGGATATAAAGTTTTTTCAGGTTGGTCTATGGCAGTATATGCAGTACGTACTGCTTGTGATGCTACCGTAGCTACGGTGCTAACTATAGCTTTTCCGGTTTCTACTGCCCATTCTACTATAGCATCTACAGTAGAAGTTTCTTTACCGGTTTCTTCTTCAGAAGGAGGCGGTGTAGGAGCTGCAGCTTGCAGTTCTACATAATTTTGTCTAGATCTACCATTGGCAGCATCAATATTAATAGGGAGGAATGTACATATTCTAGGATCTGCCGAGCAAAATTTAGGTAATACAGTTAAAGGTATTAAATCTAAACCTAATTTAGGATTAGATCCTTTAGCTCCCGATTCACCTGCCGAAGTAATGGTTTTAGCCTTTTCTGCTAAAATTTTTCCTAATAAAGCATTCATTCTATTAACAAAATATGCCCATGATATATAAACTTCTTCACTCTCTCTAGCAGAATTTATCATATCTAAAGCTCCAGCTCCTAATGCAGTAAGACCGGTCCTAGCATTTTTATCATACTCTCTAGCTTCTAGTTCCCAAGTCTGTTTTACAACACATATAGTACCACGTAAAGTATTAATAGAATCTATATATTCAGGTTTTTTACCACTATAATATAAAAGATTCATTTCATATTCATAGTTATTTTTACTCTTACCTAAATTTTCTAAGTCTTTACATTTTCCAGAGTTATTAATGGCAGACTCTTCTAAAAACATTTCTCCAGGACCTATAATTTCGATACTGCAATCAAAACCTAAATCTGAATTCATAGAATAATTAAAATTGGATACTACACCTATAAAACCATCATAGTTTCCTGTAAGAGATTTTCTTCTTTCTATAATACTTTTCATAGTATCGGAAAGATAATATGAATTTGGGCTAGGATTATCTAAAAAAGATGCTACGGGAGTAACATCTGTTCCGTCGGAAGTAACACTCCAGCCCCATTCCACTATAATGGACATCCCCGGAACCATATAAACTTTTTCTAAGGCTTCTAAATCTTCTTTAGTCCAACATTGAAAATTTAAAGTAATGGATCTAGTACTTCCCATGGTACCTTTAAAATCCATTTCCATGGAAGTAATTCCAGGTCTAGGTCTAAAATTAGAAGGATTGTACGACGACTCAAATGTATTTAATTTACCTGAAAATAAAACATATGCATTTCGCAGTTCAAAAGAACCATTTACTTTTGCACTGCTTATAGCACGAACCCACGGTTTTCGTTGAACTGCCCATGCAGAAATAGAAGGACTTTCTAAATTATTGGATCTACTGTTTAATTCAGATGAAGCCCAACTTTCTGGGGTAGTAACCGCAAAATTTACATCCATATTATCGGTTTTTGTTTAAAGTTTCGTAATCGGAAATAATTTTATCTATATTTTTAGGTATGCGTACTCTAGAATCGGTAGTAACGTATAATGAACCTTTTCCTAAACTATTAGCTTGTGCTATTATCCACCAATATCTAACATCTCCATAGTATTTATATGCTAATAAGTCCAACCTATCACTCTCATATACCATAGTATATATATCGTTAGGATCTGGATCTATGGTAGGATAAATAATAGATGAATAAAATTGTTTTCCAATCGAAGTTTTATCAACTCTAACTCCGTCATATCTTTTAGTTGCGTTCATATATTATGCTAAATTTTTTGATATAGTAGTACCAAATACAGTATATTCTTGATTCATAACATTATTTCCTATTACGTGCAATCCCATAGAAACTTTAACTATTTGAGGTAATTCAGCAACTTCAGCTCCTTCTCCTGTTTCCTCCTCTACATTAATTTCCCATGGATATTCAGTATCTATAGTAAAATCTAAACTGTTAATAACGCAAAGTTCATCTGAAAACCAATCTCCTACGGTCACTCCTAATACAGGTCCTTTCATGATACCTACACCGGTAGGTAATGACATTTTAGTAAGTTTTTCTATTTTAGCGTATATGAATTTTAATTCACCTCTACTAAGTGCAGGAACCATAAAAGAAATATTTATATCCCTAGAAACATTATTAAATAATTTTAAAGAGTTGGGCCTACCAACATAATTAATATCAGTCCAATTTTGCGATAATTTATCTGAAAAATCTTCAATATACGCTCTAAATTGTACAGATCCTAATCCTCCCGTGCGTTTATCCGTAAATCGCAACTTAATAAAATCTGCAATATCAGTATCGCCAGTCGATTCATATATAGGATCAATAGGAAAATTAGCATCATCCGCACTATCACTGGGATTTGCCCCTCTTAAATTAATTTCACTATACGGAGTATAAGCATAGAGTACTGCTTTCTGATCAAGAGAAGGAAGGATAGCTCCGGGTATTTCATTATAATATGGAACGTCGCTCGTTTTGCCCGCTATCGACTCAGCTGCTCTAATAGCAATATCAGTATAGCTTAAAGTGGCACCCGCATATCTAGAATTAGCATCCACCAATGGTATATTAGAAAATGCTGCCCAAACATTAGAAGTTTGATCGCTAATCCTATGTGTAGGTAAAATTCCTTTTTGTGGACTTATAGGATTAGAAACAGTAGTAAAATTAGATTCATACGTAACGGGCATGATTCTTTGTTCTCCATACCCGGGAGTTCCGGTGAATGAAGAATTTTTATATTCTAATGAAGTATTTTCTAAGGAAAAAATATTATTATCGGATAAAAACTTATTCGAAGGTCTAAACAAATGTATATTAGTTTGTTCGACATCTATTGAATTCAAGGAACGCAATCTCTCTGCACCTATTGATATTCCTACATTCATAGTATCCGGATCACCCGATGTATACGGATGATATATAATAGGATCTTTTATTAAAGCTGAATTGATATTGGTTACTTCCGTAAATCCGTTTGATATAGGAATTCTGCCAATATAAGATTTTCTAGGATATCGCCAATTTTCTGGTCTAGAGAATATATCGTTCCTATCATTACTAGTAGGATCCAAATTTCCTCCTCCAAATTGCGGATACCCAGCATCTTTAATAACTTGTGTTACCCCTACATTATTAAATCTATCTACGTTCAACGTAGAAGGAGAACCGATATCACCGTCGAAAATTTTACTTTTTCTAGTCATGATATTACTGAAAGCGGCTTCTGCAACTTGTGTTCCTATTAACAAAAGACCATCAGGTCTACGATATAATGATAAAGGCAATGCTCCTAAATATGATGCTATACTTACCGTCTGTACTAACGAAGAATTACCAGTTAAAGCTGACAACCCTCCGGTTACCAACGAAGCTAACGTAGCACCACCTACAATGGGAGCATTAGAAGGTACTGTGGTTGAAAATAATGGAGATGTTGCTAATAATATTTCTTGATTTTCACCAAATTCAATACTATTTTGTAATCCGATACCGCGATTAAAAATTACTACAGATCCAGCTCCTTGATTAATATTATAGTCAGTTAATACCGGAGTAGTTTCTCCTTGATTAATAACAGTATCAGGATAAAAAGGAGTAGTTTCTCCTTGATTGATTCTAGTAACTCTAGGCTTTACCGTCGTAGACCCTTGTTGAATATTGTAATTAGTAAGAACGGGAGTCGTTTCTCCTTGATTAATAACAGTATCAGGATAAAAGGGGGTTGTTTCCCCTTGCTGAATATTGTAATTAGTGAGAACGGGAGTCGTTTCTCCTTGCTCTATGTTATAATTAGTTAACGTCGGAGTGGTTTCCCCTTGTTCTATATCATAGTTAGTTAAAGTCGGAGTGGTTTCTCCTTGTTCTATGTTATAATTGGTAAGGGTAGGAGTTGTAGACCCCTGTTCAATATTATAATTAGTTAAAGTAGGGGTGGTAGATCCTTGCTCTATATTATAATTCGTTAAAGTAGGAGTCGTGGAACCTTGCTCTATATTATAATTAGTAAGTGTAGGGGTGGTCTCTCCTTGTTCAATATTATAATTAGTTAACGTGGGAGTCGTTTCTCCTTGCTGGATATTATAATTTGTAAGAGTAGGAGTTGTTTCTCCCTGTTCTATGTTATAGTTAGTCAGCACAGGTGTCGTTTCGCCCTGCTGAATATTATAATTTGTTAACGTAGGTGTTGTTTCACCTTGTTCAATATTATAATTAGTCAGTACTGGGGTAGTCTGTCCCTGCTCTATGTTATAATTGGTAAGAACCGGATCAGTGCTTCCTTGTTCTATATTATAATCGGTAAGAGTTGGAGTTGTAGACCCCTGCTCTATGTTATAATTTGTAAGGGTGGGAGTTGTCGATCCCTGCTCAATATTATAATTAGTCAGTACCGGAGTTGTACTGCCTTGTTCAATTTCATAGTTAGTTAAAGTAGGCGTCGTTTCTCCTTGTTCTATATTATAATTTGTTAATACCGGATCCGTACTGCCCTGTACAATATTATAATTAGTCAGTACCGGATCTGTAGAGCCTTGCTGTATATTATAGTCAGTTAATACTGGAGTAGTTTCTCCCTGCTGAATATTATAATTAGTAAGTGTAGGGGTTGTCTCTCCTTGTTCAATATTATAATTTGTGAGAACTGGGTCCGTACTTCCCTGCTGTATATTAGCATTAAATGGAGTAGGAGAAGATTCACCCTGTTCTATATTATAATTGGTTAAAGTAGGTGTAGTTTCTCCTTGTTGAATATTGTAATTAGTCAGTACCGGATCTGTGCTACCTTGTTGAATATTGTAATTAGTAAGAACGGGATCCGTACTACCTTGCTGAATATCCGCATTAAACGGAGTAGCCGATGTACTACCTTGTTCAATATTGTAATTTGTAAGAACAGGTGTAGTTTCTCCTTGTTGGATATTGTAATTTGTGAGAACCGGATCTGTAGATCCCTGCTCTATGTTATAGTCAGTTAAAGAAGGAGTAGTCTCACCCTGTACTATATTATAATCAGTTAATACCGGATCTGTAGATCCTTGTTGAATATTATAATTGGTTAATACGGGGTCTGTAGACCCTTGTTGGATATTGTAATTAGTTAAAGCTGGCGTGGTTTCTCCCTGCTCTATATTGTAATTAGTTAATACCGGATCTGTAGATCCCTGCTCTATATTATAATTAGTTAAAGTAGGATCTGTACTTCCTTGCGTTATAGGTCTATCTTGAATTAAGGGAGTGGTGCTACCTTGTTCAATGGTATAAGACGGTAATGTTGGAGTAGTACTACCTTGTTCAATATTGTAATTAGTTAATGAAGGAGTAGTGCTACCCTGCTCTATGTTATAATTTGTAAGAGTTGGAGTCGTACTTCCTTGTTGGATATTGTAATTAGTTAAAGATGGAGTCGTTTCACCTTGTTCTATGTTATAATTAGTTAATGTAGGAGTAGTCTCACCCTGCTGAATATTATAATTTGTTAATACCGGAGTAGTCTCTCCTTGTTGTATATTATATGAAGGTATTTGAGGATCTGTACTTCCTTGATTAATTGTAGGTTCAACAATTCTAGGAGTAGTACTTCCTTGATTAAGTTCATAATTAGTGACTACCGGTTCTGTACTACCCTGATTTATAGGATTTAAATTTTTTAATGGTTCCGTACTACCCTGTACTATATCAGCTTCAAATGGAAATGGAGTAGCACTGCCTTGATTTATTTCAGGATTGGATATAGTCGGAGTAGTACTCCCTTGATTTATTTCCGGATTAAATGGAGAAGAATTAGAAGACCCCTGATTAACCGGCCCGGGCGTAGTTAAATTTGTTGGAGAATACGATATTTGTTGTCTCGTTAAGTCGGCGGTGGTAGTTACTCCCATTGATTAAAGTATAACAATAAATATCTTAAAAAGAAAAATAGGTATTATTTAGAAAAAGCAGCGCCTGTTCTAGAAGTATTTCTTCCTACCACTTCTGCTAACACTTTACCGTTAACTACTAATTGTATAGGTTGATTATTAACAGCTGAAATTAATGAATCCAATTTAACCATTAATCCTTCTATATCAATGGCAGGAGCAGCTGCAGCTGCCGGGCCCGGGGCTGTTGCAGCAGTCGTAGTAGGTATAGTACCAGCACCTACAGGACCCGGAGTGGCTGCTACCGGAGCAACGCTAGCTTCACCACCACTGAATAATCCACTAACTAAAGAGGTAATGCCTCCCAACGCCATCATAGCAGGACCTGCTAATATTGAAGCTATTCCAACTTCTCCTATAGATTCAGCTAAATTTGAAAATGCATCAGTCAATAAATTAATTTGATCTATCATCGGTAAAACTGTATTAACCGAAGTTACAAATGCATTTAAATTAGAAATTATAGTTGTCATTCCAGTACCCACCGAAATTAAATTAGATCCTAATGACCCCATCAATAAACTGAATAACGTAACACTAGGTATTGCTAATGTAAATCCGATAGCTGCCAATCCAACAGCACCTATTCCTTCTGCTAATGAGAATAACCCGGATTTCATAGCATCTAAAATAGAAGGACTGATATTAGATGTTAAAGTTAATAGTGAATTAGTTATTGATTCAATAGCAGACGATGCTAATTTCAATCCAATACCAACCATTATTGCACTAATACCTAAAGTCGTCATAACTCCTGCTAATAAAATAGCTGCGGGAGCAAATGCAGCTGTGGTTACTATCGCAACTGATAAAGCGCCTAACGCCAAAGCAACTGACCCAAAGGCAGCTGCTATTGAAAACATAGTTTCCGGATTTATTTGTTTTACTGCATTAGCAAGGTTCTGGAATCCAATGGATATATAATTCACTCCCTCGCCTACTACCTTTAATACGGGGCCTAATAAAGCCATAGCACCAGTTAAAATAGCTAAGGCAGGTATTGCTGGATAAAGTGCTACTGAGGCAATTGCTAAAATACCTATACCTCCTGCTAACGAAATTAACCCATCACTCATAGAGTTTAATGCATTTCCGGAAACATTGGTTACTAAATTTGTTAATGAAGAAGTAATAGATGCAATAGCGCCTTCTGCTAATTTTAATCCAACTCCTACCAATAAAGCACTCACACCTAAAGTCCCTAGAACAGTGGCTAACAAAGTAGCTGCCGGTGCTAGGGCTGCCGTTGCTACTATTGCTACGGTTACAGCCCCTAAAGCTAATGCCATATTTAAAAATGCTCCTGACATAGCCGTTAATAATTCAGGATTTAATTGGTTTATAGAAGCTACTAAAATTTGAAATCCAGTAGCTACTGAATTGATTCCGGCGCCTATAGCTGAAATCGCCGGGCCCAATAATAATAATGCACCAGTTAAAATAGATACGGCTGGTACAGAAGCTAACAATCCGATTGAAGCTAGAGTAAATACGCCTAATGCGCCAGCTAATGATATAAACCCAGCTGCTGAAGCAAACAATTCAGATGCAGGCATACTCTTAATGCTTTCCATTAACGAGGTAAATCCGGTACTCAACCCAGCAACAGCACCTCCTAATTGGTCAAATACAGGTGCTAATAACATTAATGCTCCGGTCATAGCCAAAATTGCAGGTAATGCTATTACAAATCCTATAGAAGCTAAAGCAATAGCGCCTAAACCTCCTGCTAATGAGAATAATGCGATTCCCAAATTAGATACATCTTCAGCAGGTAACTGCTTAAATGCAGATGCTAATAGCGTCATACCAGTAGCTGCTAAGAGTACTCCAGCTCCAATCATTAAAGCGGCTGCGCCCAAAGCAATCAATCCTCCAGCTGCTGCAGGTAATACTCCGGAATATACTAATCCAGCTATTATTCCCGTAAACGCCAATATTCCAATTCCAAGGCCTAATAAAACATCTTGTAATGCTGAAAGCTGCTCTGGTTTTAATTGAGCAAATGCGCTAGCTAAACTAGAAATACTATATATGACAGCTGCTATACTTAAACCTACTGCGGCTAATGAAAATCCTAATGCTGCCCAACCAAATGCTGCAGACCCAGCTGCAGTGCCAGCTGCCGTAGTAGGTGCTATACTAGCAACTTGTGCTCCCGTATTTATAGTGGTAGCAGTAGCATCTTGTAATTTAAATAATCTAGATAATCCGAAAAATTTGGCTATACCGCCTATAATTTGTCCCACCTTAGAATTAGCGAGTGCATTTCTAGTTTGAGCTAAGGTATTTGAATTGGTAATTGCGGTGTCTGCAGCTTTAAATATTGAAGTACCTTTAATCATAGTACCTAAAGACTGCATTGCTTTTCCGAGTTTGGAATTAGCTAATGTATTTTTAATCTGTGATCCAGTATTAGAGTTGGTAATACCTGTATCAATTCCGCGTGCAGCTGCGAGGGCTTTAGTAGCCGATACCCCTGCTAATCTCTGTGCTCGATACACAGCCATCTGTGCTGAATTTAAAGTATTTGCAGAAGTATTCGTAGCAGTAATTCCAGTATCCATGGCCTTAGCTGCTGAAAAAGCTTTAGTAGCTTGCACTGCAGATGTAATACCGGTTATATTTTTAAACCCAGCCCACAATCCTAAACTACCTGCTTTAATTCCTTTTAATAAACCGCCAATCGACAATAATTCTTTTTTGGCTCCCATGAAAGAAATTAAACGTAAAACTCCTTGCCAAGCTAACGTAGCTACTTTGGCTATTAATAATAGTTGAACTATACCTTTAAGGATGGGCAATAACGGTTCTACAATATTAAAAATACCTAATAACCCATTGAATATAGGTTCTAATACAGGCAATATTACATTTGCGAATATTTCGCTTATCTTCGCTACCGCATCAGCTATTTTTTGTTGCGTTACTTGATTTCGTTGGTCTTGCAATAGTTTTTCAGCCGTAACTTCATTTCCAGCATTTAAAGCTTGCAATCCTTTTTCATATTCAAGTCGCTGTTCTGCAGTCATTTTAGATAAAGCCTCTTGAGCCTGTAAAGATTTTTGTAGATCTCCCACAGACATTCCAGCTGCTTTAGCTATTGCTTCTTTTTGTACTGCATTCATTTTATTAAACTCCGAAAGACTGCCTACTTGTTTTAAAGTTTCTTCAGCAGCTTCTTGAATTTTACCTTCCATTGCTAGTTGTCTAGCCTTATCTAGGTTTATTTCTCTTCCCAATAAAACGGATGCTGTCATTTGATCTTCAATAGAAGATTCAAAATTCAATAAACTTTGAGAAATATTTGCTACTTTCTTTAAATCTAATCCTAATCTTCTAGCTTCAACAGCTGTCTTAAATAAATCTTTTTCAGTACCTTTAAAATATGTTGCTATTTCCTCTGACGATCCAGCTATGTCTGCCATAACTGCATCCGGTGCGACGCCAGCTGCTTTAGCAAAATTAGCACCCAATGCCGCAATGTTACCAGCCGTCTCAGCACTAGCTCCGGTCGATCTTTGTAATTGAGCAATGACCCCCGCAGCACTATCAGCTGATACGCCAAAGGCTTTACCTAGCAAAGATGCTTTTTCAACTGCTACGTCGGATACTTGATTCAAAGTGCCGAATTGATTTACTAATGCTCCGGCAGTATTTAAAACATCATTATATTCTAATCCTTGGGCTCTATATTCTAATGATAAATCGTGAGCGACGTGTGATAAATGCTCAATTTGACTTGCATTTAATTTAGAAGTTTCCATGAAAGATTTATTGGCTTCACCAATTTTCATAAATTCTTCTAATGCAGTACCAATTAAAGCTCCTACCAATGCTAATGGGCTTACCATTGATTCTTGAATAGCTTTTCCTATATTCAATAACTCACCGCCAGCATCACCTAATAAATTAGTCAATCCTGCAGTAATCTCATTTGCTGCATGTTTAGCTATGTTTTGTTTTTCTAACTCATGATGAACATGTTTTTGATATTTTTCTACTACTGCTAACTTTTCTATAGATTCATCTAAGTTTACTAATTGTACTTTACCCTGAGTTATAATATCTTCAGCTACTCGTAATTCTTCCTCATCTAATTTAGTTTTTACACCTCCTTGTTGAGCAATTCTAGATAAAATATCGCTACGTAATTTAGATGCATCGATTAACGACTTCTCTAAAGAATTTCTTCTAAATTGTAAATCATATTCTTCTTTACTAATTTTAGATATATCCTTAGATCCTTTAAGTTTAGCGGCATAGCTTTCTTCAAAATCTTTTCTACTTTGATCCGCAACCATTTGATTGAATTTTTGCAGTACTTCTCCAGAAGATACCTGCGCATCAGCAACTGCATTCACGGCATTACCATAACGCTTATAGTCGATAGACAATTTAACCGTAGAATCGGTAGCTTGATCTATTGCATCAGTTATGCGTTTTTGAGCATCTTCAATGCTCTTATATCCATTTTTTAAAGTATTTTGTTTTTGACTTAGTACAGTAGCAGCAGCTTCGGCTGCCATATCTAAATTTAATTGTTTTTCTTTAGAATCAATTTTAGCTTCTTCTAAATCTATACTTTGTTTTGCTAATATATTTGAGTAGTACGTCTTATCTGCTTGTGAAGTAGACAAATTTAATAGCTCAGTAGTCAGCTGAATATTATTTTGTATTGAATCTATTAAATTTTGTTGATTTGTTACTTCATCTTCCTTTAATCTAAGTTCTTTTACTTTTTTATTATAAGCTATATCTAAACCGGTAAGGTATTTTTCTTGATTTTCATACTCTAATCTAGCAGCATCGGTTATCCTGGATCGTATAGATTCATTTTCTAATAAATTCCTTTTAACAGCTCTAGTAGATTCTTCAATATCACTGTTAAGTTCAAAATTTTCTGATGCTTTGGATACCGCTTCACCTATAATACCTACTAAGTCTTGAGTTACTCCTGTGGTTATATTTATTTGATTTCCAATCTCAGTAAATCTAGTTTTTGCTAAATCGCTAAGTTTAGAAAATAAATTTATAGTTTGACTTATTCCGGAATTAAATTCCCTAAAACTAGTAATACTTTCAGCACGTAAGTTATTAATAGCGTCCGAAACACTTCCGAAATTTTTAGTTAATTGAGTTGTAGATTTCTGCGTCTCTTTAAGAGTCGCATTTAACTTATTAGCAGCATCTAGTTGGTCTTTTAAATTTTTATCCATCTATTAATAATACTCCGTGCCTTTAGAAATATTATCTACTAACTCCCTGAATTTAGGATCCGTATTGTATTTTTGTTTTAATTTTTCATTGAAATCCTTTTCTATTTTAGATAGCGGTTCTGCACTTTTTTTACCGGATTTGCTTTTAATAAACATATCTGCTAACACTCCTGCTAAATACCCTATAATAGCGCCCGTCAATCCTTCGTTAAGTTCTTTTTTAACTTCTTCTCGGATAATGGAACGTAATTTATCTTTTTTCATAGTGAAGATTTATAATAAATATTTCATAAAAGAAAAATGGGTCTTTCGACCCATTATCCCTTTGGTATCCTGTTTACAGCAGGACCATATGATTGCTTTTTGCTACTAGGAGCACTTTCGCCTTTATTTGCTTTTTCTTGTTCTTCTTTCTCTTTCTTTTTGGTATCAATCATCAATTTGAGATAGAAGTTACGCAAATAAACTGGCATAGTATATAAATCATCAAAGTTAAATCCACCATGTCCATAGTAGATCATTTCAAATATTTGCCGGTTTCGTGCGGGCCTATAATCAGGCCCTAGGCCAAAAAAAGGAAACCGTCAATGGCATTGCCATTATTTCATCATGACCACAACTAGGACATTCAAATAAGAAATCCATCTTAAGTTCCGGAGTAACTTCTTGAATATACTTACGCAAAGCTAAAGAATCTCTAGACAATAATTCGGTATCTACAAATTTACGGATTACTTTTAAATCATCACTACCATCTACTGAAGTAATAATATATTTTAATCTAGTAGTCATTTCCGGATCAATACCAGAAATTTTAGCTAACTTCTTTAAGCCTTTGAGTTCAGTTTCAATAGCCTTTTCATCTGCAGAAGTCAATGCTTTAAAAGTAATCTCTCTTTTAGACGCAGGCAATTCAAACTTAAATTCGTTTTTACCTTCAGTGTATGCACCTTCTTTAGCAGGTTTATCTTCAAACGTAGATAAATCAATAGTATGGCTAGATTTTTCACCGCACTTTGGACATGATACCTCAACCTCATAATCTTTACCATAAGCTAAAATTCTTGCAGCTATTAAAATGGCATTTTTATCTCCTACCAATAAATCATCATATCTAATTTTAGATACAATAAGTGACTGCAATAGCTTATCAATTACAACACCAGATTTAATCAAATTCTGCGATGTAAGAATATCTTCCTCTTTAGCTGTCATATATTTCATCTCGACAGTACCCGATCTTAAAGGATTTCCTTCTTCGTATAAGAGACCTTTAGATGGTAAAGTAACTATCTCAGTATGAAATTTAGTGGTGGTCGGCTCAGGATTTTCTTGAGTCATAGGCCTTGCGCCTTCTGCTGCATATTTAGCGGCTAAAACTTCTTTTAAATCTTGATCCGATAACGATTGGTTTGGGTATTTGTCTGAAACTGTTGTCATAATAACTTGTTTTTTATTTTTAAATAAATATAGGCTGATACAAAAAAAAGCCCCAAAAATCCGGGGCTTTTAATCAAAAATCAACAATAAAAGTAAAAAACTAACTCACTCAAAGAATAATTCCAATATTAGTACCTTCTACAGGACTGCTCCCATCCTCTTTACCTATAGGATTTTGAGCTGAACTTTGTATTACAAAATCATTATTAGTATTAGATATATTAGTATTAATAGAATTATAAGTATTTTTCAGTGCATTTTGATCGATAGGACCAGTCGTACGAGTGTTCTTACCCATTAAAAAATGTGCTGAATATATTTGATTAGTAATACTCATTAGAAATTGAGGATAGCGTAATCAATACGAAGAGTTAATTCGATTTCAGTAGGTTGATCATCTGACCAATCCATGTCACCGAAGTTAGCAGTCTTAATATAAGCACCTTTTAATACCCATTCTTCAATGATATCGCCTACAGGTCCTAATACTTCAAATTGCAAATCTCTTTTATAGAATGCAGAGTAACCATCACGGCCAGTTACAGACTCGTGAGCAGTTCTAACCCACTCCATTACAGCCTGAGCACCAGATGGAACTACAGGATCGTGTAATGTCATAGTAAAATCACCCCAATCAATTTTACCTTTTAACTTTCTCTTAGTGTTAATGTGGTGGATATCAACATCACCAAAAGTAACATTAGGACGGTTAATTTTTTTAATCATATATGAAGGAATACCGTTCATATACATGATGAATCTATTCTTCGTTTTCGGTTCAAACGGGGTGAAGAATATATCGGAATCTGGAATTAATGTTGCCATATGTATTTAAATTAGTTTTCGGTTTTTAATTTATTATAAATATCTCCAAAAAAGATTTTATATACGTCCCCACACTATATTTCAAATGTGGGGACTATATAAATCATTTATGAACTAAAACTAGCTCCGGTCGGTTGAATATTGAAGTCGATCAAGATAAATTCAGCAGTTCTAGTCGGTTGCAAGAATATCTGACCATACATGATATTACGGTCAATTAAATCTGCAGTATTCAAACTTTCATCCATTACTACTTTGAAAGCATACAATCCCTGACGAGACTTAACAGACTCTAAATAAGGATTAACAATGTTCAAGAATCTGTTTCTAGTTTGAGTAGTGTTTTGTTCAAACACCAAATACTTAGTTGCAGATGCAATGTATTTCTTAGTAGCAATTAAGAGACGACGTACATTGATACGATCGAGTGCAGAAGCCTTAGCTTGGAGAGTCTTTTGACCCCATACACATACACCGGCATTCGGAAATGATGCAATAGGATTAATACGGTTTAGATACAGGTTATCTCTATCTGCCTGAGTTAATCTATAGTACACTTGAGTGGCTTCCGGAATACCTCCACGATTAAGACCTGCCGGGGCAAACCACTCGTATGATAACTTATCATTATTAGCGATAACGCCGGGCACTACTGCTGTGGGAGGAACCCATAATACTTTCTTACTAATAGAATCCTGAATTTTAACCCAAGGATAATATGTTGCTGCGTAGTTAGTATCAAAGCTAGTTACGTTTGCAACTGCTGTACTTACAGTATCAGTCAATTTAACTGTATCCATTATATAGAAAGCATCTCCTCTGTTTTCACATACTTGAATAGCTTTGGTAGTAATACTTCCATGAAGTGAACTAATAATACCTGGGGTTACAATTAAATTAATATCATATTCATCCGGATTACTTAAAATATTTAATGCTTTAATATAGTTAACCGAACCAGCTTTTGTAGCATCTGAACAGTCAAATCCGTATACGTTAGTAGCACTAATATCAGCACCTACATTTTTCTTTCTATTATACGGTAATCCGTCATGCCCTCCTTGTAATGGGATAGCAAACTTCAACATTTCTACCGAAGCAGTTTGATGACTTAACGGAGACCCTGCTGGGAATGTTCCACCTGTGGTTCCTACTGCCGTAGTAGCTAATGGGTGACTAACCATATCACTCAAGTTAAAGCTACTATCAGTGCCAGATCCGGTAATGCTAGCAGAAACTCCTATTACTCCATCCGGTATTGAATTTAATAATTGCTTAAAGTCGCTATTATAAAAGTCAAATCCGAAAGCAACTCTATTATCGTATCTAGTAGCAGTACCTTGACGAATCACGTAACTCATAGAGGGATACGTAGTTTCAGTAGTAGATCCGGTAGGAATAGTTAAATTAAGAGCTTGGAATCCGAAAGGATATAAATTAGCAGGTAAATTTTCAAATCCGTCAGCTGGTATGATATAAATGTATTTGCTCTTATTTTCATAATCGCCAAACATAGATAGTTTACCATTAGAATCTACGGTAGAATACATATCTCCGATTCTCTTTAAAATATAGTTAGGAGAGCTCGGATCTAAAGTTATATTTAAAAATGTTTCTAATACCTCAGGATTTTGGTCCGTATCTGACGACCCGTTGAATCCTCCTACTCTGCGTACATATAAATTAAAGGAACCATAGTCAGTCCCAGGAACGTTTCCTGCTTTTCTAATATCTTCAATGGTTACCTTAACATCTCTGTTTCCAGCATTACCATCTGATATTCTACCCACTCTAAACAATTTTATTGCAGTACCTGCAGACTTTTGTGCCGTAATCCAAGGTGATTTAGCATTTTGGAATGAAGCATTGGTACTAGAGAATGACATTGTGGTTGGCGCGCCAGTAACTGCTTGTGTAGATAACGCAGAAGCTATCGTATTAGCAGAACTTTCATAATATTGATATAAATACCAATTACCGGTAAGGCCGGAGCCTGTAGTTTGAGGTGAAGTACTAAATAATTTTCCAATATAATTAGCACTAGAAGGATTAAACGATGCGGTTACTGTACCATAAGTAGTAGACCGTATACCGAATGTAGTAACATTGGTAGTACCAGCAGCAGCTACCGATAAAATTTCTGCTTGAGACTCGCTTACGGGAACTAAAACTGCTAAAACAGCCGTATCAGCTTTAATATTTAAAACACCTTGTTGAGTCCAAGTTTCAGATCCCATAATTCTAATAATGGTAGCTGATCCTGCACTCCTCAAATATGCTTTTGCAGTATAAGGTAAATATGTGCTACTATCTAAATCTCCAAATTTGTCTATAAATTCTTGATAAGAAGTAACTACTGTAGGCCTAAAAGCCGGGCCCTTGGTCGTAGGACCTATTAATGCGGCGCCTATTTGTCCAATACCAACCGGAAGAAAGGATACATCCTTTTCTTGGGTAAAGACGCCTGGTGATACTAATTTTTCTGCCATAATATATTAAGTTATTTAATTTGTTAGAGTTATTTTTATGCGTTAGTAAATGAAGCACCAGTTGCCTGGATATTGAAATCAATAACAATGAATTCAGCGGTCTTAGTAGGCTGTAAATAAATCTGACCATAAAGAATATTACGATCGATTAAATCCGGTGTATTGATACTCTCATCCATCACAGCTTTGAATGCATATAATCCTTGTCTAGATTTTACTGATTCTAAATAAGGATTAACAATGTTCAAGAATCTGTTTCTAGTCTGCGTGGTGTTTTGCTCGAATACTAAATACTTAGTTGCAGAAGCAATATATTTTTTAGTTGCAATTAAAAGCCTTCTTACGTTAATCCTATCCAATGCAGATGCTTTAGCTTGAAGAGTTTTTTGTCCCCAAACGCAAATACCTAAACTTGGAAACTGTGCAATAGGATTAATTCTATTTAAATAAAGATTATCTCTTTCAGCATTAGTAAGTCTAAAATAAACTTGCGTTGCATCTGAAATTATACCTCTATTTAAACCAGCTGGTGCAAACCATTCATATGAGAAAGTATCGTTTTGTGCATATACTCCTGCTGCAGCTACTGAGGGTGGAACCCAAACAAATTTCTTAGAAACGGTATCTTGTACCTTTACCCACGGATAATACGTCGCTGCATAATTGGTGTCTAATGTAGATATACTAGCTACTGCTTCAGAAACGCTAGCACTAATTGGGAATCCGTCCATTATATAGAAAGCATCTCCGCGATTTTGACAAACTTCAATAGCTTTAGAAGTTACATCGGAATGCAAACTATTAATAATACCGGGAGTAACAATTAAGTTAACGTCATACTCATCTGCATTGCTCAATATATTTAAAGCTTTAATATAATCTAAAGATCCAGAAGCAGCACCGCTAGAAAAATCAAATCCAAAAGCATTTGCAGAGGTTATATTAACTCCTACATTTTTAGCTTTATTGTATGGCATTCCATCATGACCCCCTTGTAGCGGTAGAGCAAATTTTAACATTTCCACAGGAGCCAAACTAGATGACAAAGACCCACCAGCAGCAAATGCAGCGCCATTAGTACCAGCTGCTGAAGATGAATTGTGGGCAAACATATTATCTAAATTGAAGTCTGCAGAAAAATTTGCATTTACTGAAGCAGCTGCATCTGGAATTGAATATAATAATTGTAATTGGTCAGCACTATAAAAATCAAATCCGAACAAATATCTATTATCATATGTATTAGCATCTCCTTGTCTAGTAACATATCCCATTCCAGGCATTCCAGTAGCAGCACCCCCAAAAGGTACGGTGGCTACGGGTTTTTTAAATCCAAAAGGATATAAACTAGGAGGTAATGTGTCAAATCCTTGAACGGGTAATATATAAATGTACTTACTTCTATTAGGATAATCACCAATTAGATTGATTCTTCCATCAGAATCTACGGTAGAATACGTATCCCCAATTCTTTTTAAGATATAATTTTCAGAAGAGGGATCTAAAGTTAAATTTAAATAAGATTCCAATACTTCAGTTCTAGTGTCGGAATCAGAAGAGCCTAAAAATCCTCCTACACGTCTTACAAATATATTAAAGAGTGCATATTCTGTTCCAGGTACGGTACCGGATTTCCTAATATCTTCAATGGTTACTTTAACATCATAATTACCTTCAGTACCATCGGATATTCTACCAATTTTAAATAAATTAATAGCTTGACCACTAGATAATTGAGAAGTTACGTATGGAGTCTTAGCATTAGTAAATGATTTGCCGGTAACGAAAAAGGTTGAAGTAGCACCTTCTTTAGCAACGTTATTGCCAGCGGCCGCGGATGTTTGCCCGACTTCCGGAAAAAATCTGTATAAATAATACGCACCCGTAACTCCAGATCCAGTTACGTCCGGGGAAGTACTAAATAGATTTCCTATATAGCTAGTACTAGAACTATTAAATGATACTCCAGATAATGTTACTCCTGCAAATGTAATATTAAAATTATCAGCAGTTCCTGCAGAAACCGTCAGTAACCCACCCGTAGTACCTTTAGTAGGAACTAAAACTGCTAACGGATGTTTAGGTGATGCAGTATCATTATAAATAACGTGAGCATTAGCTTGATTCCATGGATAACTACCCATAATTCTAATAATGGTAGCTGATCCAGCACTTCTTAGATAAGCTTTAGCTGCATAAGGTAAATAAGTTGAGGAGTCTAAGTCTCCAAAAATATCAATAAATTCTTGATACGATGTTACTACTGTAGGACGAAACGCAGGTCCTTTTTTCGTAGGGCCAATAAGAGCTCCTCCTATCTGACCAACACCTGTCGGTAAAAACGAAGCATCTTTTTCATAGGTAAAGACGCCAGGTGATACTAGTTTTTCTGCCATATTTTTTAGATTAATTTGTTAAGGATTATATTAGACAATTTGAATTATCTAATATAAATATAAACAAATTAATCCAAAATCATGGATTCGGAGTAAAAGTTCCGGTATCTAAATTAAGACTGCCGACTCCGTATTTTGCGTTTAAATCTTGAATGATTTTTCTTTCTTTTTCTAAAACCGAACTAAATATAGAATGTAAATTATCTTCTTTGCTTTTAATAAGTAATTTTTCTATTTCTAATTGACCTAAAGCAATAGAAAGTTCACTATACTCATCACGTAAAGATTTAATAGATTTAAGTTCCTCTTCTGAAAATTTCATTTCTGCCATAACTCTTTTTTTATATAAATATATACTAAGACTTTTTTAAAGTTTCTAAAGTATTCTGAGTTTCTACTAGCTCAGCATCTATTTGATTTACTATATCTAGATTTCCAGACATTATAGCATTATCTCTTTGTTGCATTAAAGATTTAATTCTGTTTTCTAAAATAAAAATAATTTCTTCGATTTTCATAATTTTAATAATATATTAAGGTTCTCCACATTTCAGCACCGGTATGTCTCATTATATATAGATATTTTAATCCATCAGCAGTTTGTACTATTTCCATTCTATTACCTAATATTGCTGTACCCATCCCGTATGGTATAGTAGCAAAAGGTCTTATTTCATTTTTAACATAATCATAATACATTATCCTACCGGTAGAATCTCTTTGGAAATAAATTCTATCTCCATCATAAGCATACATTGTACCTGTGGTTAGAGTGTCACCTTGTCCTAAAATAAATAAACCATATTTCCATTCATTGGTTCTTAAATCATAAATATCAAATGTGTGAGAACCACCACCACGAGGTGATATTAATAATTTACCTTTATCAGCTGCTACAGATCCACTCCAATTCCATTCTAAGGTCATACCTGCTCCTAATGCTGGGCGTCCTAAAATTGTGTACGTTGTAGTATTGTCAGGAGCAGTTGTAACTGCTGTAAACGTTAATGTGGTTCCGGTATTTGATGTTATCGGAGTTTCTTGTCCAACACCGGATCCACCCGTAAATAACAAACGTTTACCGGCCCATTGATTTGTTTTCCATTTTTTAGTAGAGTCCGTCAATGTTGTAGTAGCTCCAGTTTGAGTTGTCCTCCCATACGTATCATAAATTTTATATAACGATCCGGTATTAGGAATAAATCCTATATTAGGAACCAATGATTTATATGGAGTTGTGGACGCTATGCAGTTAATTTGAGTCGTTATGCCGGATGAACCATTTCCTGTCCAATTAATACCGTCTAGTGAGAATGCTGATGTATTAGTACCCGATCCGCCTGCTATCCAATAAGTCCCATTCCAAGCTATAGCAGTACCGGCAGTTGAAAATATCGAAGTGCCTATACCTGTCCAAGTCGAACCGCTGTTAGTCGAGTACGCTATTGTGTTTGTACCTTGACCCACAGCCACCGTAATGTTTCCATTCCAAGCAACCGCGTTTCCTTGTGTTGTGAAAGGTCCAGCTCCGCCACCTGCCCACGTGATCCCATCAGAAGATGTAGCATAGTTGTTTGTACCATTACCCACCGCTACCCACTGATTCCCGGCCCAGCAAATTCCCCTTCCGGCCGTACTAAATATAGAAGTTCCTAATCCTGTAAAAGCAGGGGCAGATCCGGTATCTAAAGAGTGAGCAATAGTATTCGTTCCTTGTCCTACTGCTACCCATCTAATTCCATTCCAAGCAACTGCATTTCCTTGTGTTGAAAATACCGTAGCGCCTAAACCTATGAAAGACCCAACTGAAAATGCATCATATGAATATCCTATAGTATTCGTACCCGTACCTACAGTAATAAATTTATTACCATTGAAAGCTATATTAAGTGGGATGGTATGAACTGTTGCAGCTAGTCCTGTCCAAGCAAATCCGTCGTATGACCAAGCTATCGTGTTTCCACCCCCGGATCCTACGGCTACAAATCTATTACCGGTCCAACAAATTCCATTGCAATTTGATGTAAATGGTGATGTCAATGCAGTAAATAATGATCCGGAACCACCCGTATTCCAATTATCTAAAATGTTTCCTCCAGATCCGCCAGCCACAACTCTACCAAAATTTAAAGTATTGGCTGTATTTGATGTGATAATATTTTCAAACTGCTCTCCACTTGAAGATACAATAAGAGCTCTTCCTGAATTGCCCAATGCAGAAATTAAAGCCCAACCTGTTGGGTTCCAATTTTTTGTAGTATCTGTTAGACTAAGGTTAGTAGCGTTATTTACAAATCCATATGACGACTCTGATACTGCTAAATACTGCGAATCTTTACCAAAACTATCTAATTCTTGTATAAAGTATCTGGAATTACCATTTGTGGGCGCGGTACCGGTCATAAAAGTAATTGTATTTTCAGTATTTCCAATTATAAGCCTCCAGGTAACGGTTCCCGACAATCCATTAGATTGAACTCCCAATAATTTACCTACAAATTGGTTTGGTACCCAGTTTTGAGTCTCATCTACCAATAAGTTTGTTGATAGAGTATATCTAGCGGCTGCATTAGCGGCTGCAGTAATTGGTACCTCTACCACCGTTAAAGACTGTATACCGGAAATAGTATAGGTAGTATTCCAAGCCGCTTCTGTAGCTCCCTTAAATGTTACCGTATCACCTATTGTGAAATCATGATTAAGGGTAGTTGTTATGGCGCCTATAACTCCTACCGAAGTAATCTCTACTGTACATCCACTACCACCGCCACCTACAGTAGTAGTTACTCGACCTGTACCCACACTATATCCAGATCCGGCTGAATAAAGTGAGAGAGTCAGCGCTTCTCCCCTAGATCCGACTGATTCTACTCGCACTCTACCTAACGTACCTCCAGTTGTAATAGTTAACAAATCTCCGACAATGTAGCCAGTTCCGACTGCCGTAGGAGTGGTATTAATTCCGGTCACCCCACCCGTTACTCTGGTAGCTGTAGTAACACCGTGAGATTGCATTAAATCAGTTTTCTGTAAAACTAAGTTAAAAGCTATTCCGTTATCTGTTATAGTACCAGTACTCCATAAAGATCTTTCAGGATGGTATTTAACCATCTGTGCTCTACCATTACCGGCAAAATAAATTGCTTCTTCTCCGGTTACAGCGTACTTACTACCAACAGTAGGCATATCATCCCATGCTCTTCCAAAAGTAAAAGTGTTATCTGTATTAGCAAATATTCTTCTTCCCTGACCAATTCCTGAGCCTGATATGATTTCTATTTCCGTTCCAACCCAATCTCCTCTTGTCATATTGAGGGAGGAATCTGAAATTGATTGTGATGTTAAGGAAGTTATAGATCCGGTAAAATATGTTCCGACTAAATTGTTGATTGGTGCTAAAGAGAAATCCGTGCCAATTGCTGCTGGGAAAATACCTGCAGGTGCTAATTTTTGTACATATCGATCGCTTAATATATCATAATAGTAAAAAGTAAAAAAGGGAGACGATCCATTTCCTAATACCATCCAAATGCCACCTGATAAAATTCTAAATTTAGATGTACTGTCTGGGGTTATGTCCCATGCAGTATTTAAATTTACTGTTTGTGATACAATTGCAAAATGACACTGCGCAAGAGTAGCGTACGGTGCAGTAGTTGCAAATGGAGTCATTAAAAAATTACGAGCATCATAGTTAGCGTCAAATACAGTAAGCGCGTTGTTTGAATTATAAAGTATTTCTCTATATTGTGAAAACCCAGTACCAAAAACAATACGTATTCCATATCCTTCCCACTGATTGAATCTATATTTTTTAACAGTATCCGTAATAATGTTTTGATCAACGGATGTAGTAACTCCAGCATCATGAATAACCTCAGCATTTACAGAAGTAATTGTTCTTCGTTGTCCTTTACCTGTACCGGAATATATTTCAATTTCATATCCTGTTGGATCAGCTCCCGTAGAAGGAATTTGTAAAGTGGTTGAAGTAGCACTTAATACTTGACCCCTATAGCCTTGGTTTTTTACATATTTAACATTTAAAAGAGCATTAGGCGTTACAGGACCGGTACTCAATTGCTGCCAAGAATCACCGATAGTATCGTAACGATATAAAACGTTAGATGGACCAAAATAGTATAAGTATCGACTACTACCATCGCGAGGTGTAGTTAAACAAGTTAAACCGGTAGTTGCAACCGGCGCGAATCGCAACCATTCAAATACTGGTAAATCTACTTGTTGTTTTAAGTTATTTGTTACTGCCATATTTTAGCTAAATTGTAAATTTCTTCTTATTCCTTGAGCGTATGTTAAACGTGCTGCATCTGTAAATTGGAATCTTACATCAACTCCAGCAAATTGGTTTACAGTAGTTACTGCGGCTAAAGTACCAGTACCTATATTTGATGTAACAGTACCGGAAACTGTAACTGGTGGCATTGCTTCAACTGCTACTCTTTGTCTTTGCGCACTATCTTGAGTTGCTATAGGTGTTAATACTTGAACTATCTTTTTAAGATATTGTATTGATTCTTCTGATGCTGGTGATAAACTATTATCTAAAAATATTTGAAGTTTGTCTGTATTAGACATTCCCGTTGTATTATAGGTTAATGTCAATACATTATTAGATATAGTCCCACCCTTTGTTGGATCAGCAAAGTTGTAAATGATAACATTATCAGTTACATTTGTAATAAGCAATAAGTCTTCTAATCCAATAACACTTGTAGTGTTAAAAGTTATTTGCTTTGAAGCAGCATTAAAACTATAATTTTCAAATAATACTTTCATCTTATTATAAATATGTAATTAAAGATTATCCTAATGCTATTGCATACGCTATCGCTAAATTTTCTGATATCCCGGTACCGGCATTCAATGCATATGATGCAGTTAAAGCATATGATGCAGTTGCCGAGTTACTAGACGACTGAGCCCACGATGCGGTACCGAATAAGCTACCTGTAACCGAGCCTGTAAATATTCCGGTTACTTGCAAATTTCCAAAACTTCCCGTATCTGCGTAAAATATTGCCATTTATTATAATTATCCTTTATGAATTAAAAGGTGTCGCAATCCAATAAACCGGACCGGTTAAGGCTACTGATGAATTTGAATTAATTGTGAATCCCGTAGATGATTTAGATTGTATTGTCCAACTACGAGCATCTTCTCCTGTTACTGTAACTGAATAATTGTTATCGGTAAATGGAGTAGCAAATGTTATTGATCCGGTTCTCGGTGAACCGCCAAATGAAGTCGCTGAGCCTGCTTTTACTGTTGAGCCACCTGGCGTTGTTCCATTTACTAGCAATGATCCTGATATACTAACACTACCAGACATAGTGATAGTCGTAGTAGATACTGCCAATACATCTTTTCTCGTAGTTTCGCTTAACCCGCCACCAACAACAAATAAATCGCTTGTATTATTGTTTTTATTATATGTACCAACAGCTGTTTGGAAATTACCATTTGTTATAGTATAAGCTCCTCCAGCGTGAGCCGTGTTACCTAAAGTTATAGTCGGTTGACTATAATATAAATCATAGGTAGGACCAACAGACATAGTAACGTGTGTAGCACTATTACTATAAGAAGAAGCTGATACTCTTGATAATGTACCGTTTAAATAGAATAAAGTATTATTTTGAAATGATGAGGTGTAATTACCACTTCCAGAAATAGTTAATGTTTTAGATATAGAATTATAATATCTAACAACACTAACTCCATTTTCATCCGGTAAAGTGACTTCTTCATTTCCTGACCAATCACTAGATATATTTGTTCCAAATACATGGCCTGTATTAAATGTAGTACCAGTTAAAGATGGAGCTCCAGAGTTATTAATTATGGTTTGAGGAGTAGTTATAGTAATAGAAGAGGTATTAGAGGAGTAAGTCACTCCACTAATATCAAAAACATAAGATCCATAATTAGGTAATGTTAATAATACTCCTCCTGACCAACTAATTCCTGTTAAATCAACATCATATACTTCAACTAAACTATTATCATAATCAAAGAATCCAATTGGCTCAATAAAAGCAGTGTTAGAGTCTAAATTATAAATAAAACTACCTGTTGTTACAGTATTGGTAGGACCTTGATTATCATATTTTGAAATATAAATGACTGACCTTGCTCCTCCTCCTTCTAAATCAACTTGTTGTATATCATCTATTTGTGAAACCCAGATCTGGTCAGAATCCAAATCTCCCCATAATAAATAATTTGTTTGAGTAGTTGTAAAAGGAAGAGATCCTGGAGATGGTACTATATATCCAACACCGGTAGCAGTCTGATTATACGCATATAATACTACATTTGATCCGGATACAGTATATGAGCTTCCAGATGTTATAGTATAGTATCCTTCAGCGTGTGAATAATCAGTTTTGGTTATTGATCCTATGCCCTCAACATGAGATGCATTACCATATGCTGTTGTATTAGATCCTTCGGCATGAGAGTATGATCCTGAACTTATAGTTTGTGAACCTTCAGCATGAGAATAATCTCCTTTAGATTCAGCTAAATATCCTTCTACGTGTGACCATTGACCAGTAGCTGTAGTTTGGAATCCCTCAGCATGAGAAAATTGTCCTATAGTAATAGTTGTATCACCAGATGCTAATGATCCTATACCTCTAGATTGGTTAGCAGTACCAAATGCTACTGAGTTTGATCCGGAAGCTATATTATTTAAACCGACAGCTAAAGTGCGTTGTCCTATTAAAGTATTTGTAGATCCAATTTTAACACTTTGAGAAGCATATGAAAATACAAAAGCTGAAGAACCTGCAAATGTACTTCCTGAGTTATATTGAATTTGAGTATCTGAACCACCCGGGGTTACTACAGACCCCGTGTTTACTGTTAAATTAAACGTAGTATTGTTTCCTTTAGTAAATGTTATTACATTAGAGGAAACAGACGCTGTAATGAGTGCATTAGGGGTATAAGATGCCGTTAATGCTTGGGATGAAGATTGAGCCCAAGAAGACGTTATACTATAACTGCCAATTGGTAAGAAAGATGCTGTTACAGCATTGGTAGCCCAACTTGCAGTACCGAAAAAAGAACCGGAAAATGATCCAGAAAATGATCCGGTAGACAATACTAATTTAGAATCAATAAATGATAAATCCGTGAGCTTATTAAAACTACTAGTATTTACCGTGTCTATAAATTTAATAGTAGTAGGCAGTATGTTTAATTCTTCTGCCCATACCTTACCATATACAACTAATTGACCACTGTTATTAGTTAATGAATCACCTATTTCTAATTGAGGCTTAGCGTTAGTGTCATTAGGAATAAACCGTATAATATTTTTTGCTGGATTAAGAGTAAGTGCAGTCTCATCTAATCTAGAATAATATGGTACAGGGGATGTGCTTAACTCTTTAGGCAGTAAAAACGGTTTAAATGCATTCGTTGTTATATCTTGAGGATTAATTCTTACCGTATTAGCTTCAGTTGCTGATGTAGCACTGTTAGCCGTGTTAGCCGTGTTAGCTGTAAGAGCAAATGAGGAATTTAAAGCATAACTACTACTTGTTGATATAGAAGCTGACACTGCCCAGCTTGCAGTACCAAATAAGGACCCGGTAATAGATGATGCACTGATAAAAGAAGCTGTTAAACTCTGAACCCATACACCATCATTAGTAACTAGAGATCCTGATAAAGTGTAACTACCTGATAGCGTTTTTGTATTGTTCCATAATCCTGTACTTGAATTATACTTTAATAAATCACCATTAGCTAATGATGATAGTGACACATCTGTTAATCCAGATAATGTAGATGCTCCACCTCCACCTCCGCCACCGCCTGCACCAGATCCTCTAAATAAACCAGCAGAGTAAAATTCATATGATGCTGGTACTGTAAAATCAGCATTATGTCTCAACAACATATAACCAACATAGATAGAGCTGGCTGCTGTATTAGGAGCTTCGGTAAATGGTTCAGTGGTTACTGCTGCTAATGCAGCTGCCTCATTGGCGTATACAGCGTTACCATAATAAACAAATAATGCTTTTGTCGCACTATTAGGAAAGTAAAATACTCTCTGTATACTCCAGTTGTTTACAGGTACAGGAGTTAGTGTACCGGCATTTGAATACTGAGTTGGATCAATATCTGTAAATCCCGCTCCTCCATTTGTATTGTAGCCCCAATTGGATTGCCAATTAGATCCCGACTGATAGTATCTAAATATTTTAGAAGTAGTCGTACCTACTGCTTCCGTAATGTAACTTGGATTATTAGGATCAACTGCATAATTTCTACCATCAACCCAAGAAGTACCTCCACTCAATAATAACCCTCTTGTTGAGGAACCACTTTGTGTTAAATTATATCCTGCGATTTTTAATGCTCCAAATGCTTTAATAAAATCAAAAGATCTTTGTTTCCAACCATAAGCTACTCCTGGGAAAGTTTGAACACCATTTATTGAGCTTCTATTTTGATGGAGTACAATACCAATTGGTATAAAAGTATTATAATCACCATCAATGTACGGCGTACCTTGTGCTTTAATAACTGGCGTGCCTGCTGAGGAGGATATAGCTATAAATTGTTGATCGAATGATCCACTTAAAGCATCAATTGTATTAGTTATATTTCCCCAATTAAGATATTCTATTATTGGGTATGGATTATTATTATACGATCCGTTTAAATTAACAATAATACCACTACCACTGCTAATCCTGTATGTGTTGGTATTTACTTGTGTTACTATACCACCGTTTAATAACCCAGTATATAAATTACCTTCTATCCAACGTAGACGAGTGACGTTACTATATCCTGCACCATTTTGAGAAAAATACAAGTCATCAGTTGAACCTGATACAAAAATGTAGGAACCGGATATTGTTGGATCTATGTCATAGGATACCGGTAGGAATTTAATTACACCATCAGTTTCCATATCACCATACACCCTAATTGTTGGTGTATTTGCTAAATGTGATCCGGATATGGTTATACTACCCGATAACAGAGTATCACCGTATAATGTATTGCTTCCTACTTGTAGAGTTGAACCAGTTATACTTAATGAACCGGTTAATGTTAGTACTGAGGATGCACTGTTGAATAGTAATTTGTTGGAACCTTGAAAAGTACTAGCCGAGTTAAATTGTATAGACCATAAGTCTCCACCTGGAGTAGTGACTGTAACTCCTGGTACGTAAGATGCTGTTAAAGCATTAGATACGGTTATAGGCAGAAAACTTACTAACGAGCCAGTACCATCTGTTAGTTCACCGCTACCAGATAATTGTAATACTCGTTGGTAGGTACTGCTAATGAATTTACCTGTAAAATCATTTGCTCCCGCCATTTAAAACCTATTATAATTTTTGGATTACACTATTAATTAAAAGAGGAATATCCCTTTCACTTAGATTATGTTTTTCAACTAACAATGATCCTATTTTATTTACCAATCGTTTATTTTCTTTGAGATTGAATATAGTAATTTTTCCCTTATTTAACAAGGAAATAAATTCATTAGTAACTCTATCTAAATTATTATTTACCGTTACTTTAATTTTCTTTTCCGAAGATTCTACGATAGGAGTTTTATTAGATGATTTAACTTCTACCTGAACTTTTTTACTAGTTTCAATGTCGAACTCATCTGACCACGGTTCAAAATAAGTATCTTCAGCGATTACTTCTAATTTAACTTTACCTTTAGTATTTTCAGATAAAACTGATTTTAATTTTTTAACTGGTATAGTGCATTTACCATCTTTGGTTATTGAGCCGTAGAATACCAAATTATAATCATCTGATTCCAGAAGCAATCTAGCTTTTGAATCAGTCAATTTAGCCCCTTGCAAAGATATATTGCACTCAAATATTTCAGTTTTATCGGTATAAAAGGTATACATATTATTTGGTTATTTTTAACTCTATTCCTAATACTTCTTTAGCTACTATTTCAATATCTTTTACTATAACTTTTATATCTTCGTTTTTATAAGCTTCTTCTTTAAATTCTTCCCCCCTCACTTTAGCTATTAAAGTAATTAATTTTTTCTTTTTTTCTTTATCTAATTTTTGATATCCAACTTCCGGGCCTCCGAATCCTCCTAATTCTTCTATAATTTCTAAAAGAATAAATACTTCATCCCAAGTATACGGATTATTATTCCATTGTATATCGTATTGAGTCTGTTCCCATGTTAAATATTGTTTAGTAGACATCTTATATAAATATAAGATTATTTAATATAATGGATTCCACACACTTCCATCCCAAAAGTATGGTTTAGGAGGTGAACTTGCAGATACCATGAAGGTCCCAGTCTGTGGTGCTACAGGTAAGGGATGTGTTGGAGTTAGAGTTAATAAAGATGTTGCTACTCCGGCTGATGCCGATATCGGATAATAACTAAATATATGCTTCGATCCTGATATAGTGTAGTTTCCATCTCCATACTTATATGATTGATCAGTATTATCGTATAATGCTATGGGAATATCTCCGACATCATACAATCCAAATTGATCTGGATACAGACTACCTATAGTGCCTCCAGCACTATAACCGGGATTCATAAACACATTACTTCCCGAAATATGGATGTTATTGTTTTGAAAAAGGAAATTGGGTGATGATCCTAACAGTCCATTGTCGTTAAATTGAATTTGAGTATTAGACCCGGTAGCCCGTAATGTTGGTATATATGATGCTGTGGTTGCGAAAGAGGCAGTACCAAATAATAATCCAGTAAACGATCCGGTAAACGATCCGGTAGTATACGACCCGGTAAAATTATTAAATGATGATGTAGTTACAACCGACCCAGTATTAAATGTAGCTCCCCCAATTAAATGTGATGCCGATTCCGCATAACTTGCACTTAACGGAGTTTGTAATTGTTTACGCTGTATATTATAACTCATATCGTAGTATCAGAAGAAGGTTCAAATTTACCTATTGCAGTTATTTCATCAACGCCATCAGTGATAGAGTATCCCAATCCAGCAGTATTAAAATCAATTTCTACCGAAGTCCCTACCTGTGCAAACCTAGTTATGAATACTGAAGGTATATATTGGCCATTAATATATACTGAAAAATTATCTTTACTAGTAGCAGGTAATGATCCGGGAGCAGTTGCAATAGTAGAAGTCAAAAATATTGCGGTATTTCCGGATATAAGATCTACATTTTTACTTATGTTTAATGCTAAATAATCTGCTACTTCATTTGATAAATTTATAGTAGTAGAAGTAGTATTTAAATTAATAGATGATTCTTGACCCGGAGATGATACCGTTCTACCTCCTAACGGACCACCGGTATCTGCTAATTCAGTTACAGAGTCTATCTCTTGACCGAACCTAATAACGTGATTGGTATATACTTTGGAGGATTGCTGTGCTATTTGTTTTTGTAGTGCATCCGGAATAATATATCCATATAAAACTAAAGAAAATGTAGTCCTAACAATTCTATCATTATCAGAATTCAATTCGGTCTGGTTGTCAAATGAATCTATTCTAGTTCTAAATTTAAATCTTTCTCGTTCACCCCAATATGCACCCTCTGCATAATTTATAGCTTCTACTATTTTATTCATTTGATCTATATAATCTGACCAAACTATAAATTCATATGTTATATCAACGTAATCAGGTACTACTACATTATATTGTTCATATCTAGGACTCATATTATTTGCTACTGCAAATGGTATATATGAATCTTTTTTAGTCCATTGTTTAGAAAATGTCTGATATACTCTAGGATAATTAGCATCTACTTTATTACTCAAAGTTCTATTTTTTGCCATTCCTGTACGTCTAAACATTATTAGGGGAACTTGAGTTTTTCCGTCTTTATCTTTAAAATACCCGTCTTTTTGTACTGAATGCCATCGTTCCGGAGACCCATAAACAATAGGAATTTTAAATGATTTTCCTTGATCGTTAATACTAGGCAATACTTGCGTATCTAAATATTCTAAAATAGCAGTATCAATATCTTCTAATGTTAATTTATAATCCCTAACATTATCATCTCTTCTAGTCTGCAATGCCCTATTTACCTTTAATTCCTCACCTAAAAGATTGCCCTGTATATCATTACCCCTTGCAGTAGTAGATATTTCATATTGGGTTTTAGGTTTTCTCGGTAAACGTGCCATTATCTAGTATTTTTAAGATTATTTTCCCAAGATCTAAAAAGCATATTGCCCCTAAAATAGGCATCCGCTTCTAAACGCTGTAAAAATCTATCGTTATTTACATTTTCGGTATCTACATATAAATTATTTCCGTACTTAATACATTGGTCATGATGTATTAATTCATGAGCAAAACTCCTCAATACGTCTTTTAAGTGTCTATTCAAAATATATAAAGCGATAGTTTGGGTACTAGGATTGTAATACCCGGTATTACCTAAAGGATTTTCAGAATTTCCTGTATCTTTGATGATTATTACTTTAGGATACGGTTTACAAGAAACGTCATTCTTCTCGAAGTATTTTATTATGTCTGCCAAATAAGGAGCCATATTATCTCTAGTAGCTAAATGCGATTCTAATAATTTCATTTTTTACCTCCGAATCTAATTCTTTCTATGTTTAAACGGCTTCTTCTAGTCAAATTAGTTTTACATATATACGACCAATTAGCGCCAAATTCAGCACCGATAGTTTTATTAGTTAAATCGTTTCTACCTAAAATATATTGATTAATGTTAATACCGTTTATTTCCCAATACTTGGAATCCCATTCAATAACATCTCCTATTTCAGGAACTAAACCTATTGAATCTAAAGTACCATCTCGTAAAAATGCAAATGTAACTGTTTGATCGGTGTCTACTCCCATTTCATCCGTGGTATTAACGATGTCATCCCTAGTTATTAAACTAGCCAATCTAATAGGAATATAGTATGATTTATGCTCTGATGCTTCTCCATATATATTAGATTCAGTTTCAGACACTATCGGTTTATAAAAATCTATTTCAGTCTGTATGATATCATTTATCAATTCTTTATTGATATGCCGAAAAAAAGAAATATCTCTGGAAGATCCGAATAGTGCCATTATCCAATATAAATTTTAAGTGGAACTCCTCGCATAGTATTTTGTAAATTGGTAGCTATCTCTTGCTCGTTAGCCATCAATGTTTTTCTAGATAGTTGTTCTAAATTCTCTCGTAGTTGAGTTATAAGTTTCTCTTTGTCAGCAGTCCCCTGCGTTACCAAATCTGCCCCGTTTAAGGTTACTTCAGCTCCGGGTGCCGGAACTGTTGAGTATTTATTCCTTATATTACCTAAAAGCTCCTTGGCCAATGCGAGGGTATATTGCCATACCCACTGTTTTCCGATATCATTGATGGAATTATAGGTGATATTATCATAGGGAACATTTGAATAATCAGAGACAGATCCGGTAGGAGTCAATAAAGGATTATTCCTATCTTTTTTAACTATATAATGAAACCACATTTTATATGACTGTCTAGGTATTGGGAATATCCGTAATTCATTATTAACTAACTCAAATGAATATGCAGATTTTCTAATTTGGTCATTCATCTCAATAGCTTGTAACCTTAAAAGGTCTGCATAAATAGGCATCATAATAAAGTTAACTGCCGGAGTATAATTGCCCCAACCGAATGAATCTAATAACTGCTGTGTACCCATACCCGTACCAACGAACGGATCAAAATATCTTACAATAGCGGGAGGTCCTTCATGAAATACTTTTTTAATTTCTATTCTTTCTCCATTTTCATGAACATTAGCAAATAAAGCTTGTAAATCATACACTTGTTTATCAGCCACTACATCAATGCTTCCCGTCTTATATGTAATATTACCACCACTGCCAGCTTCAGAACCATAATTTTCTGCTATATCAATAATAGGACCTAAATTATTTTTAATAACTCTTTGAGTTACACTATTAGTAGTAGACGATCCTCTAATAGATAATAGATGGTCTCTAACATTAAACTGATTTACTTGAGCCGAATATTCGGTAACGGCCTCCTCAAAGCAAGCCCAAAAGTTAATGTCTTGCATTTCAACATCCATTATAGGGTATCCTAATCTTCGAGCACACCAATTAGATACTTTATCAGCATCCGATTTAAACTCCGCATCCGTATCGTATAAACCGAATGGGGTCGGTGAACTTCCGGTCGGTGGTATACTATAGTATGAAGCAGACGCTAACGAAAACGAACTTGAACCCTGCCAAATTGGAATATTCATAGTGATAGTTTACTATAAATATCCAATATTAAAGAATACCTTAGATTTCGTTAATAAGATAATTAATTTCTAAATATACATTACTATCCCCATTAATAGGAGCTCCGCCTGGAAATTCTAAAGTGATTGCCGTATCTACTTGTATTAATGGTGCACATTTATCAATACATAAAGGAGTTCCTGATATTGATGCTACTTTAT